TTGTAAACGGCCCAACTTGTATATTTTTTATATCTTCTATTTGTTGTTCAATATCTTTTTCAGTATCGCTTATTATACCTTGTATTGCTAATTTAACTGCTTCTCTTGGGTCAGTAGGTAAAGCAAAACTTAATCCTAAATCTTTTAATCCTTGTATAAAATTACCAGTTTGAAATTCTTTTACTTTTTCTTTAAAATAATCTTTTACAGTTTTCTTTTGAAAATCTAAACTATCAAACTTATCTTTATATAATTTATATTCTGGTGGTAATAAGTCATATAAATTATCAATATCTAAATCAATACTATCAAATATTGTATTTAAATAAGTTCTATCAGTTACGAACTTTATAACATCAACTTGTATACCAAGTATATCAACAGTTATTTCTATAGGTGTAAGGTCAGCAACTATTTTTAATAATTGAGATTGAACATATGAACTAAACTCATCAACTAAACCTTGTATACGTATTTCCCATTCTATTTCTTGTATTTCTATTTTTTTAAACTTAGGGTCAAAAGGTTCAAATATAGGTTTTAAATCTTCTAATATTTTTTTTATTTCATCTATTTCGTACGTATACGCGTGCGTAGCTAAACCTTTAAAATAATTAGCTAAATTAGCTGGTGTAGGTAATAAAACAGCTGGACACTCTAATGGTGGTATAGTTAAAGTTGGAGTTGACATTATATAACTTTAGTTTTTGTTAGTGATTTAATTTCTATAGTTCCATCTTCTTTCATATGTATATATGAACCTGATTTATGCGTAACTCTTATTTCTTCTCCACCATCTCTATTATCAATTTCAATTAAATGACCTGCTTTTGATTTATACACTTTATTATCTACTGATGGAAGAATAGCATTAGTGACTGCTGCTAATGCAGTTTGTTTTGTTGTAGCTTTACTATATCCTTCTTCTGGAATATCTGGTACACCATCTGTTTGAGTTGCAATTGAACCCATAACAACAGGGTCCTGAGCCGATGGTCCATCTCTAAAAAATCCTACCACCCATGAACCTACTTCTAAATGATGATTACCACCATTTCCTTTCATAGATGCTGATGTGACTGGCATCATAACAGTTGCCCATGGTAAATCATCTTTAGACGGCCCACCATTTTCTTCTTCTTCGTAATAACCATACGCACATACTTTAACTCTGTTTAAATTTAATGGGTCATCAATATCGCATATTGAACCAATAAACCAAGTAAATCTTCCAAGTTTGTATTGGTCATCTTCTCTATTCATTTGTTGTCCGTCTGTTGCTCTCATTACGTAGTATCCTCTGGTTCTTCTCTTAATTGTTTTGTTATAAATGAATCTTTTTTAATAGTTGTTTGCATAAAATAACCATCTTTAGTAAATTGATGTATAACCTTATCTACTAAATATTTACCACTTAGTACTTCATCAACAAAATCTCTTGCATCACTTAGTTCTTCTGATATATCAGCTTGTCTTAATATTTCTAATTCTATTATTTTACCTGAAGAAAATTCAAAATCACCAGGTAATTTAATTTCTAATTCTGTAGCATATAAAGCATTTAAGTAAGCATTTCTTTTCAGTAATTCAGTATCACCTGTAGCATCATGATAAGTATTTTTATCTTTACCATGTGCTAATGAATTTTGAGATACATAATGCTGTTTATAATTTTTAAAATCTTGTATTACATTTTTACCAATTTTCATAAATTTATTTGTTGAATCTTCTTCATTTAATTTTTTATCTGTATCTTTATATTCATAATTAAATTTGGTTTTAGTTTTAGTAGCAATATCAACTTTATTCATAACAGCGCCATATAATCCTTTTTCAGCAGATTCATATTTGCCGGCAAGATTATTAGAAATTACTTTTATAATCCTACCTCTTTCTTCTTCAAATATACCTTCTTCATTTTTATGATGAAGAGTATTTGTAAAATATGGATTTCTATTATATTTATGATATACATCTTGTTTTAATATTTCATTATAAGATGTAAAGATTAATCCTTCTGATGGAGTTTCAAAAAGATAACATGGTGTACCATTATCATTAGAATTTCTTAATAACCAAGATACAGCGTATAAAGGAGATACATTTGGATAAACGCCTTTTACAACTTTATATGTAGAACATCTAGTATCAACTTCTGTATCTAAATCATTATTTAATATTTTTTTAATTAATTTTACTGTTGTATCATCATATGCGCGATTTAATAATTTTTTAGGACTTAAATAAACATGTTTAGTTATACATTCAAGAGTATATGATTTTGATGATGGTGTAGGTTCTGTATAATTATTCACTCCCCATATATGAACCTCTATATCAAATCCTTTTTCTCCACTATGTTCTTCTCTTTCTATACGTATATTAATTTTTTCATTAAATGCAATTTTTAATTCATCTGATAAATTAGCTGCATCTTCAATAAAAAGTCGTACATAATAACCAGTACGTTGCATTCCTTCGTGAATTTCTATATTTTGAATAGTGGGAAGTAAATTATATTCTTTACCATTATTAGCAGTTATTATAGCTTTAGCTATCTTATATGCTCTTGGCGTGATAACTATTCCGTTTTCACTTGTTGTATTTGCTATAAAACTCATTGTCTAATTAATTCTTTAAATTTCCTTACAAAATCATTCATTTGAATCGGTGATACAACTCTTATTTTTGCATTTGTATCATTTTTATCTTCTAAATATGCACGATTACTTACAAACTCTAATTGGCTATGATTAACACCACCAGTAATATGGTCTGCACTTGTCACTGGTTGTTTTGTTGAATCACCAGCTTTATAAAAATAATATGGAGCATCTATATATTTGTATACTCTATTTGAAGAAACTGAATTGGTTGAAGTTTGTCCTACTATTAATTCAGGAGCTGTAAAAGTTCCAGTAGTATCTTGTACAACTAATTGACTTAAGTCAGTAATTTTTTTAGTCACTTTACCAGAAGCGTTAGATGTTGAACCAATTACTGTTTCACCTAAAGTAAATCTACCAGATAAACTATTTTCAAATGCACCATCAGGTCCACTTATTACTTTTGGTTTAGTTTCAATTACAAATCCATTATATTCCTTTGCCATATAATCTTGTAATGATTCTTGAGTCATTGGCCAAGCTCTGTATCCATCATGCAAATGTTCGTTAACTAGAAAAAATGTCCAATAAAACATAGTACTGCCATATAATCTTTGCGACACTATATCTGGTCTTTCACCATTTTTTATTTCATAAAATTTGTATCCACTAAAATTATCTAAAAATGTAGGCAATGGTCTTACACTTCTAAATATATCAGTTAAGTTTTGTTTTACGCCTTTGCGATTAAAATCGTATTCTACTTTAGGGAAATGTTTAAAAAAACTCATTATTACTCCTATGTGTTTACTACTGTATTAGAACCGGATTGTGTATAATCAACACCTTCCGCAAAGCCATCTGACTCTAAAATAGCATTGTCATCTGCTGCATTATTTTTTCCACGATATAAATCATCACGTGTTAATATTCTTTCTTCCTGGAATGAAACTGTTAAACTAAGTTCTATTGGAGCTCCAGTACCTTTATGTACTGCAGTAGCTGTTTCATTATACACAGCCTCTAAGCCTGTTAAATAACATGGTTTAATATTAGGCATGAATTCATTACGCTTACCGCCTTCAGCAAAAAACTGTATATTACATAATGGTGGATAAGCTAAAGCAATTGCACCTGCTCTTTTTGGATATAAAAATTTTCTAAATGTTCTTTCAATACCTCTTATAGATTTTTGTTCTTTTTCACTTTCAGCAACTAGTTTAAATTGAAATGAAAACTGTCTTATATTTGTACTATCATAAGCTGTTCTTGTATATGGATTTGTTGCTACTCCTAGTTTTAATGCTGTCCCAGAAGTTAATTTTTCTAACGTACCGCCAGGTGATAATAATTTATTTTTTGACATCATACCTAAAGCAGCCATATCACCTCTAGTTAAGTTTCCTGATGCAAAATTTTGTGCTAATCCTACACCACCTCGTATTGTACCTACATTCATTGTAGTATAATTTGCTGAATCGCTAACTGAAACTCCTGGTGGTTGATATATGTATACTGCAACTTTATTTACAGCACTAGTACCAGCAAATCCAAATCTCATAAATGGGAATTCAGTTTCTGATTCAGAATTGAGCTCTAATGGATAATGATAAGATTGACTATGAGTTAAATTGGTTCTATCAGGAGCATATTCTTCTATCTTATCTTCTACAAATTGTCTTGCATCATCTACTGCGTTCCTTAATACTCCGCCTTCGCCAAAGCGCCCTACTTTGTTATCGTCTGCCATTTTAATCCTTATAAATAAATTAAACTATAAGATTATTTATATGAGTTATAAAGGTAGATACACATTAAAAAAGCCAGAAAAGTACATAGGTGATGCTAAAAAAGTCGTATATCGTTCTTTGTGGGAAAAACAAGCATTTAAATGGTGCGAAAATAATCCAAAAGTTAAAGCTTGGAACTCTGAAGAAATTGTTGTACCATATAAATCGTCAGTAGATAAAAGATTACATAGATATTTTGTTGACCTGTTAATACAAATGGAAGACAAATCAACATATTTGGTTGAAATTAAACCAAAAAGTCAAACACAACCTCCAAAAAAACGAAGCCGTCAAACTAAAAAATATATAAACGAACAATTAACTTTTATTAAAAATCAAGATAAGTGGGAAGCAGCTAATCAGTTTGCTGATTACAAAGGTTGGAAGTTTCAAGTATGGACTGAAGAAACTTTAAAAAATTTAGGCATAAAGATACTTTAATTCTATATAAATAGTTATATGGCAAGTTTATTTGATACACTACAAGCGAATGCATTTAGAGCTGGAATCAAAGCTCGAACAAGAAAATCACGTGCATGGTTTCAAGCTAATGTTAAAAATTTACAAGTATCAAGACCAGGTCTATTAGCAGATAAAGCATTAAAGAAAACTGCTACACCAATTCGTGGAAGCATGTATATGTATTTCTATGACCCTAAGCATAAAGCAACTTTGCCATATTATGATAGATTTCCGTTGACAGTATTAGTTAATGGAGCTCCAGGTGGGTTTTATGGATTGAATCTACATTACTTACCATACAATGTAAGAGCTAAATTTTTAGATGATTTGATGGCTTTTGGACCACCAACACCTAATGAAAGTTCACGTCTTACAGGTTTAAGATATAACTTAATAAGTGGTGTAAGAAAATTTAAAGAATTTAGACCATGCTTTAAACATTACTTAGGAGCAAATGTACGGTCGCAATTTGCAAGAGTGCCGATGACAGACTGGGAAATAGCAATATTTTTACCAGTTGAACAATTTAGAAAAAGTAGTAAACAAGCTATTTGGCAAGATAGTGTTAAACAAGCAAATAGTCCTGGATTCAGTGCTAAAAATACTAAAGCATACTATACAAGGAATATGAAGAAAAAATGAGCGATATAGATAAATTAAAATCGACAATATCTAAAAAAGGTGGATTAGCAAAATCTAATAGATTTAATGTTATGTTCACTCCACCAAGTGGAGGATTATTTAACTTTAATTTACAAGGTATAATAAGTTCAGCAATATCAGGTAATTATAATCCAAAAAATTTAGTTAATGACCCAAGAGACATTGCTTTGTTATGCGATTCAGTATCAATACCAGGAAAACAAATTAGTACAATAGAACAACAAACTTTAAGAGAAATAGTTAAAATACCGTATGGTTGTATAACTGATGATGTATCATTATCTTTTTTATTGACAAATGATTATTATATAAAAAACATGTTTGATACATGGATAAATAGTATAGTTGATAAAGATAAATACTGTGTAGCATATAAAAAAGATATAGTCACAGACGTTATCATACAACAATTAGACGAACAAAATACGCCAATTTATGGTGTAAAATTAGAGGCAGCATTTCCTGTCTCAATGAGTGAAATAGCACTTTCTAACGAAAGTCAAAATACAATTAGTAGATTAAATGTGAGTTTTGCTTATGATAGGTATGTACCGGAAGGTGCATTAAGTAGTACGGGTAGCTTAATTAAAAGTGCGCTATCCATATTTGGATAATAATATAGGAGAATATTATGGCTTTACCAGAGCTAAATACCGCGAGGTATAGTATGGTTTTACCTTCAACTGGTGAAACAATTGAATATAGACCATACTTAGTGAAAGAAGAAAAAATATTAATGATAGCTATGGAGTCTGAAGACCAGGAAGCGGTTATGAAGGCTATTATAGATGTTATTAAAGCTTGTCTTCTGACTGAGCTAAATGTAGATGTATTACCAATGTTTGACATTGAAACATTATTTTTAGCATTAAGGTCAAAATCAGTCGGTGAAAAGGTTGATTTAAAAGTAAAATGTGAAAAAGAAGGATGTGAAACTATTACTGATGTAAGTGTTAATTTTGATGACATTGAACAACCAGTAGTAGGTGAAGAGCAAACTAAAATTATGTTAACTGACGATGTTGGTGTTGTAATGAAATATCCATCAGTAAATTCAGTCGCTAAAATGGCTAATGCTGATGAAAGTGCAGATAATGCATTAAAACTGATAATTCAATGTATTGATTCAATATTTGATGCTGATGATGTATATCCAGTTGAAAATGAAACAGATAAATCATTACTAAATTTTGTTGAATCTTTAAGTTCAGTACAATTTATGAAATTATCAGATTTTTTTAATACCATGCCATCGTTAAGTACAACAATTGATTGGAAGTGCAGTTGCGGAATGGAACAAAGTAAAGAACTAAGAGGACTCGCAAGTTTTTTTACGTAGGCCTTTCGCACGATAGTCTTGTAAACCATTACAAGTCTAATTTCGCTATGATGCAACATCATGGATATAGTTTGACTGAATTAGATAATATGGTACCGTGGGAAAGGGAGATATATATAGCTCTCCTCAAGGAACATATTGAACAGGAAAATGAACGTATAAGAAACGAAAATAGAAAAATGGGAGCATGACATGGCTGAAGGACAAGATAATAGTAGAAATGAAGTCGAAATAGATTTAGATAAGTATATGGCGCTCATCGAGAAACTCGATGCAGCTGAAGATACTATTGCAGAAATGCAAGAGGAAGCTAAAAAAGCAAGAGAACAATTAGCACCTCGTAAAAGAAGATTTATAGAATTGTTTTTAGATGATAATGATTTAAATGAAAAAGCAATTATTGGATTTATATCTTTTACACTAATGACTATATTTGGTATAACAGACTTAGTGACAGCACTAGTATGGGATATGGACTTAAAAGTTTCTGAAACAATATACACATCATTTGTGGTAGTCACACTTGGTGCATTTGGTATATCTGAAGCAGGAAAAGCATTTGGGAAATAATTAAATGGCAATAGAAGGGACAGGACCAGTAAGAAGTACGCTTGACCATGTAGTGGAAAAGCTACAACAAATGAATAAAGACCAAACAGCACTTCAAGAAGAAGCTGTTTTATATTCAAATGAACTTCAAGAATATGTTCAAAAAGAAGGTCATAACATGTCCAATGCTCAGTTGGAATCTACCAATGAGTTAATATTAGCTTTAAAAGAAGGTCGATTAGAAGACCTTGAAGAACATAGAGAAGAGTTATTAAGAAATCGTGCTGAAGCAAGAAGAGATGAAGAAAGAAATAAAACTCTTAAAGACCAATTTAAACAATTAAAGAAACAATTTAAATTATTACAAGAACAATTCCAAGGTAAAGATGGTATGAGTTTTATAGGACTTATTATTAGGACTGCTCTTATTGGATTTGTAATTGGTATAGTCCAAGGTTTTCTTGCACCATACGTGGCAGGAGTGAAAGCAATAGGTACAGGTATAGCAAATGTAGCTAATAAAGCTTTTGTATTTTTTAAGTTTGATAAATTATTTGGAGCAATAAAAACTGGATTTGCTAATTTTAGAATTCAATTTGTAGAGTTTTTTAAAAATAGTCGACTTGCAAAATTCTTTCAAGGAAAAGGCTCTGGTGGTGGTATGATAAGTAAAATCATTAACTTTTTTAAATTAACGTTTAAAGATTTATTTACATTAGGAAAAAATTTATTTAATTTTTCAGTAGCTTTAAGATTTGCTTTTATTGGTTTATTTGTTGATGCACCTTTAATGTTTAAAAGATTAGCTGAAGCAAAAATAGCATTTTCTCCTAAATCACCAATTTTTAAATTTCTTGGCTCAATAATTAATTTTATTAAAAAGCCATTTGTAAGTGCAATTAACGGAGTTAAAAATTTGGCAAACAGTATAGCATTAGCATTTGCTAATTTTGGAAATAAAATTGCAGGTTTATTTTCAACAAGTGGTAAGTCAAATATATTTACATTGGCACTAGATAGAATAAAAGAATTATTTGCTAAACAAGGACCGTTATCAAGATTCTTTGGATTTTTTAGCAGAATACAAGGCGTATTTATGGGAATAGGTCAAGTAGTTGGTAAATTGCTATGGCCGATTTTAGCATTGATAGGATTTGTAAAAGGTTTTAAAGAAGGATATGGTATAGAAGAAGACTCCTTTAATAATTTTTTACGTACCTATGTCACAATTATAAAAAATATATTTAGAATACTTATTGGTGAATTTGCAGACTTTTTAAAACAATTAGTCGGATTTATACTTGACATATTTACTTTAGGTAATTTTGATTTTAGAAAAAGATTTAAAACTTTTTCTTTTGCAGACTTCTTTGATAACATATATGAGACTGTCTTAGAAAGAATGCTTTCTTTCTTTAATGATATAAGAGATAAAGTATCTGATATTAGTTTTGCTGGATTAATAAAAAATCTTGGTGTATTCTTATATGCAACATTCCAAAAAATAATGGCATTCCCAAAAGCTGTAGCAGATGGAGCAGCTGCAGCAGTAATGAATTTATTTAGCGACCCACTTGGAGCTTTCAACGAAGCATTTCAGGCTAGGATGTCTAATGAAAATGCTAGAATATCAGCCATTGAAGAAGCTTTATATGAAACAAGAGATGGTAGAGTTGGTATGGGAGAAGATGGTGATTATATTAAAGGATTATCTGAAGAAGGAGAAAAATTAAAAATGAGAGCAATGTATGATGATGGCGCTCCAATTTCTCAAGAAGCAATGATGAGCTTGATGATGGGTGGAGATACTGTATTCATACAACCACCTGAAGAAAAAAGAGGAATTGCTCGTTTCCTAAGTAATATAAATCCATTTGACTAAAAAAAAGGGACCCATTCGAGTCCCTTTCCAAACTAATTTAAAATTAACTTTCTTTAGCTAGCTTAGCAAAATAAGATAGTGTGTCATCTTCTTCGGCTGTTTCTTCAACTGCTGGTGTAGAATCTACAACAGGTTGAGGGTCAACTGCTGGAGCTTCGTTCATTACCGGTGCTGCTGCTGGAGCGTGTCCTGCATCAATACCTAGTACTTTATTAAGCTTCATAGCTAACTCATCGTAAGTTTTATAGTTTTCTGGTTTTAAGAAATCTTGTAAAGAATAAAGTTTTTCATAAACTTCAGTCAGTCTAGTTTCATCACCTTCATATAAAGCTGATGGAGCACTAAATTCTGACTTATCATAGTTTACCCAACCTTC